GGTTGTGATGATTGAAACATCCCTGCAAATTTTCTCATAGGTGCAACATCTGTACTTTGACCAGTAATTAATTTACCAACAAAGTTAAAGAATTCACCAGTAACTGTAGGCTTAGCAGGCAATGCTCCTAGACCAAAGTTTTTATTATTCTTGCTTTGTTGTATAGCTCTATCAAGTTCTATTTGTGTTTTCTTAGGTACATAAGATTTAATCATTGTAAACATATTGTCTAATTGTGTATTAGTTAAATTACCACCTTTAGCAACAACATCAAGTACATCCCATACATGTATAGGGTCATCTACTTCTAAAAGTACTTTCTTTACTGACATAGGAATATTTCTAAATTCCGGAATATCATTTAAGAAAGACATACCTTCATCGCCATTAAGTTTTGCTATTGCTTCTCCAAAGTTTTGTCCCCATCCTGTAGCTCTAACATCATCTAGTGTTCTACCATAAAAAATAGCTCTATTTTGTTTACCTGTTTTTCCCGGCAAAAATGTTTTAAATAATTGTTTAGAAAATTTTGTGACATCATCAGTAGCTTTTAATGATTTAGTATTAGCACTTACCATTGTTCTCATTGCATTTTTAACACCTGCACCATAAGCAAGGCCTAGGTTTACTGGGTCTGCTGCAACTCTAAAGACACCATCAATAATACCGGAGACAACACTGTATCCTGTAGAACCTGGCTCTAACATTTGTGCAGCAACAACTCGTCCAGGAGATATGTCTATCTCTTTTCCAGTTTTTGTTTGATATTTAAATTGGTCTTCTCTTTTATCAAACACTTCTGTAATTGGCGCACCATAAATATCTGCAGCTCTTGTCATTGCAGTTCTTTCGTCAGAACCTTTTCTTATTTCATCAAGATAAGTTTGTGTCTGTCTTAAATCTATTGAAGATGGTAAATAACCAGTACCTAGGTTAAGAGGTTTCTTTTTCTTTATTTGTTGCAAAGCTAAATTAAGTTCTGTTGGTCCATACTTTTCTCTTGCATTTATAAATGCTTCACCAACACTAGGATTAAATACTTTGCTTAGAAAATTAGCTGTTGTTCTACCTTCTTGTCCTGGAGATTGATTTACAAAAGTTTCAGCTAAACCACCTAATGTAGCACCTGCTACTGTAAGTGGAACTGATTGTCCAGTTTCTTGTGCAGCAACTACTGCAGATTTGAAACCTCTTGATACAGGTTGGAATGCAGCATCTAATGCAAGCATACCTAACTGTACACCTCGTTTAAAAGGATTTACTTTAGTAACAATTTTCTGTGCATACTTCTTTGCAAGTATCTCTTGATTTCTTTGAGCTAATTGCAAAGCCATGTCATCTTCCGGATTTAAGCCTGTTAATGCTGAATATACTACCATCTGTGGCGGTAGGGTAGGGTAGGCGTTACCCATGTTAGCTATTCGTTGTTGTAATTCTAAGTTGGTTTCTTGCGTTCCCTGCTTGTAAGAGTTTACCCTATTGAGCGTATCTTCTGCATGTGCAATAGCGAGGTCCATTGCAGAAAATGATATACCATTAGACCGCATCGCTTTCCTTTAATTTGTTGGCATACCTGTTATTTTGTTTAGTATCAACAACTTGTGGTGCTGCATCATTTTGTTGGAAGTATTCTAAAATTATTGGGTCTTGAAATTTATCAAAGAGACCGGCCATATAACCATTAAAATCTAATTGTGGTTTAGGTACGCCACCTGTACCAGTTTGTAATCCATTAACATTAGATACACCTGGAAATTTAGTTGGCTCTCCTAATTTCATAGGCCTACTTGGTTGCATTTGTGTAGCTCCCTGTACAGATGCTACTTCTCCCGAAGTTTCAGCAGTTAGACCAGTAGCTAAATCATTTACCATACCGGATGAACCTGTTGCGTCTCCTTCTTTTCTAGGAATATATAAGTCTGCATATCCTGGGTCAGCTTTTAAATCTGTATTTTTTTTAGCAGCTTGTTCTGATGCGCTTAATCTAACCATATTTTTTATCCTCGTCTTCTAAAAAGTTTCCAATGTTTTGAAAGAATTCCATAAAATTGTTTTGTTGTGTTTCATTTAATCTTCTCATCATTATTTTAATAAGAACACCATCCATAGGTCCAGGAACTAAGTATTCAAAAAATGCCGGAGTACCTTCTAAATCAATAATAAGTTCTTCTAAATTAGGGTCTGTATCATCAAAGTCTAATTCTATATCCCAGTCTTCTTCATTAATGATATTGTAAAAAAGATTATCAGTCTCTTCCATTGGGTCAAATTCTTTAGGCACCTTGTCCACCTCCTTGTGCTGCAGCTTGGGCAAGCACTTGTGCTAATCCTGGAGGAGGTCCTTGCGGGCCTTGCGGTCCTGCAGCTTGCGCTATTTGGGCTTCCTCAGGTGACATCTCGTCACCCTCAGGAGTATAGAACTTTTCTAGAATTTTATTTATGTTTTGAGGATTTTTCTTAATCTCAATAGCAGCCATTGTTGCTTTAGGATTACCTTGTGCAGCTTGTGCCATAAGACTTTCAAACAAAACATTCTCTGCTCTCTCTGCATTAATTCTTGAATTGATTTGAGATATGTTATCTAATCCATCCATGTTTTCTTGTAATGTCTGTGTATCAATGATGCCCTGTTGTTTTAGCTGTAGGCCTGTAATAATTTTCTGTGGTTCATCGAACCCGGCCATAACACCATAAATTCTTCTTGTCTTATACATTTCAGCAATATCAGAACTTGGTACATAAGTCTCTTTAAATGCAGTTCCATTTCTAAATCCTGCAAGAGGCTTACGCATTTTAGAATACATAATCTCATCCCATTCTAATCTCTTAGTGTCAATCTGCTCCAATGCATCTTTAAGTACAACTTGATATTCTCGTACATGTAATGATGCAGATTGGCCTAGTTCTTCTAGTCCTCTACCAGTAACGAATGCATTAGGACTTTGTCCATCATCTGATACTGGATATGCAGAACCTAGACGAAGATGTCTTTCTAGTCTATCTATCTGTTGGAACAGCTGATAGGGTAGATTGTTTGTTGGTTTAGATACCTGGCTTCCAGGTGTCAAGTAGTTAACTGACAATCGTCCTTTCTTATACTGTCCACTTTCTATCTCGCCAATGATGTTGGTTTCTGTAAACACAGCATCTTCCATTGCAATGACAGATAGAACATTTATCTTCGCCATATTAGCCATTAGTCCTATAACATGTTGGAATTGACCTTGCATTTGGTCAAAGCTAAATCTTTTTGCCACAACAAATCTTGGTCCGGATTTAAGTGGGTTAGGAATAAAGTCTAGAATAATTTGATTTTCGGGTAAGAAAATATAAGTACCTTCATCATCATAGTACTCTGCCACAACTTTACCTGTACCACTTTGGTTAGCCCATGTTTTGTCATAACTTGACATATAAGCCATAGTGTTATATTCAGCATCAATCTCATCTAAAATAACATTCTTGTGCTTAGGATACATTTCAACTAAGGCCTTATGAGGTACGCGTTGTATAACAGCTAACTCTTTAGGTTGTTGTCCTTCTCCAAAATATCCTGGATAACAAATGTAAGGGTCTTTGATTTCTGCATAAGGATAAGGAACACCATTAGCATCTTTCTTTTCTTTTAATACCCATACAGCAAATCCATAACCTGGTAACCATCGACCAACTTGTGGTAATTGTAAATCTAATTTCTGTGCTTCATCATAAGAATGCACAATGCGTTCAAGTTTTTCTGCACGCTTGGTAGCTCTCTCACTATCTTTATCATTAAAGATATCTACTTTTAAATCCGGCGCTCTACCTAGTTTTTGTGCAAATCGTTCCATAGCGGAGTGCAGTAAGTTAGGTGCAGGTATTTGGTTATAGTCCATGTCTCGCATTTGTTTACCGAGCAACGCTTTAATACCATCAGCACCACCATTCATAATGGCTCTAATTTTATCTTTCTCACTGATAACATCTGCGTGTTGACTTCTTAACTCGTATATCCTGCTGTAAATTTCTTCTGCTGTCTTCATTATCTCCAATTATCCAAATCTATGTTACTACCTTCATATCCACCAAAAGATGGTTCATATTCAAGTCCCATTGTAGCAAGTCTTTCCTTCTGAAGTCTACGAATAGTTTTCATTGGAAACCAACTAGCCATTACTAAGTCAGATTTCTGTCCAACACTTCTGCTTTTATTTTGAGCAGAACTGAAATACACCAACTGACTTTTATATAAGTTTACCTTTTCTTGGGCTTCAAATCCAAGATATGGCAAAGAAATTAGTTGTTGTTCAAACAATGGCCTCATAGCTGTAACACCAAATATCGGGTCATGTTTGTTAGAGTAAGTCTGCGTACCTTCTAAAAATACACCATGCTTACCTGCGAAATCTCTAATAGATTGGTCTTGTCTAATTGCACGCTGAAAACCATTCTCTTCAATAACCCAGTGGGCTAGATTGTATTTCACAAACCATTCTTTCATTATCTTTAATGCTTGTGGAATACCACCACCTAGTGAGTTCTCCATATCAATCATATACAATTTGTTAGATGCCTGGTCATATCCCCATAAGAATGCAGCCTGGTATCCAACTGATGCCGGGTCAAGTCCTGCAATTAACCTAACTCCTGCAGGTACCTGCCCTATTTCTCTACTTTGGTCACGACATGCTTCTATCTCAACGCTGTCAAATAATGCCATACCATCGGGCATTGCAACATTCAAATAGACCATCTCATAAATAGCTCTACCACCAGTAGTCTCTGCAGCAGACTTTCTACCCATTAACCATTTGTAAGTTCTTTTGTCTGCCCACAACATACAGTCTTGGTGAGCTTCATCATTCCAATCGGGTAAAGTACACCCTGTATCGTGTGCCTCTTCTACTATTGTATTCCAACTTTCATTGTCTAGTAGATGAGAATATAAATCGTCATAGTGTTGCCTGGAGCCAATAACAATTAAAGCTGTATGTTCCTCTTTTCGAGAAGATAAAGTTGTTGTCCA